GTCTGGCCCTTTGCAAACTTGCACGCCCTAGCGTTTGCAAGGGTTCTTGGCACAGCTGCCCCCTCCCCTGCAAGTTTGGGGAAGGCTCTGGATCGTTTTCTGTCATCCCAATCATGACGTGGGGAACGAGAGCGGAAGCGGCGGCAATCGTCGGCAAGACACCACAGGCTGTCTCTGATAAAAAAGAGAAGCTGGTAAGAGACGGCATGGCCCGGCTGAACGGACGCCGGTGGGAGTATCAGCTGGATGGGCTGCGAGAGTGGTGGCAGCGCAACGTGGACCCTCGCGGCCACAGCCCGGTTGGGGGACCACCGGTGGGCCGCGCCCGTGACCGGGAGCTGCAAGCCCTGATTGATGCACCACCGCCGGGAACGGTGCGGCCGGTGGAGGAGAGCCGGGAACTGCGGGAGCACTATGAGGCGGAACTGGCGCGGCTGAAAGCTGAACAGCTGGCCGGGGCCCTGGTGCCGATCGCCGATATCGAGGCCCTACTGTTCGGGCACATACGGCAGGCGCGTGATGCGCTGCTGGGGATCCCGGCGAAGGTGGTTGACCAGCTGTGTGCGGTGCTGGGGAACTTGACGGCAGAGCAGCGCCATGACGTGGTGCGAATGCTCGAGCGTGAGCTTGTGAAGGTGACCAAGGATCTGGCCCGGCTGCCGGTAAAGGGATCGGGGGCCAGCGATGCACGCTGACGCCGCGGCCCTGCTGCAGCGGGTGATTGGCGAGGCGTGGGCGCCAGACCCGGCGATGACGCCCAGCGAATGGTCGGACGCCAGGCGGATGCTGTCGCCAAAGGCATCGGCAGAACACGGGCCGTGGCGCACCAGCCGGACTCCGTACCTCCGCGAATGCATGGATGCCGCGGGGCCTGATTCCGGGATTCAGGATCACGTCTGGGTCTTCGCCAGCCAGACCGGCAAGAGCGAGGGATTGAACAACCTGCTCGGCCACCGGATGGACGTGGCGCCTTGCCCGGCCCTGCTGATCCAGCCGACGCTGGACCTGGCAAAGCGCTATTCCAAGATGAGGATTGCGCCGATGATCGAGAGCACACCGACGCTGGCGGCGAAGGTGAAGCCCAGCCGATCGCGGGATTCAGGGAACACCTTGCTCATGAAGGAGTTTCTGAACCAGGCGCTGCTGATCATGGGCGGGGCGAATGCTGCCAGCGGACTGGCATCGATGCCGATCTGTGTGGTGGCCCAGGACGAGACCGACCGTTTCCCCCTTGATGTGGACGGGGAGGGATCGCCCGGGGATCTGGCCGACGTGCGAACGCGTACGTTTGGGAAGCGAGCCCGGCGGATCAAGACCAGCACGCCGACACTGGCCGACCGGTCGGTGATCTGGGCGAAGTTCGAGGAGTCGGACCAGCGGCAGTATCACCTTCCCTGTCCGCACTGCCAGCACATGCAGGTGTTGACGTGGGACAAGCTCAGGTATGACCCGGGCGATCCGCTGCTGCCTAAGGGCCGGCTGTCGATGCCGCCGGTGATGATCTGCGAGGCGTGTGGGGAAGGGATCGAGGAGCGATACAAGAGCTGGTGGTATGGCGAGGATCTGGGCCAGTGGATCCCGCAGGCCCCGGGCAGCCCGATTAGGGGATACCACCTGCCGGGCTTCTACAGCCCGCTGGGCTGGCTGAGCTGGGAGGAGATCGTCGTCAGCTATGAGCGGGCGAAGGACAGCCCGGAACGCCTCAAGGTGTGGACGAACACGGTGCTGGCTTTGCCGTTTGCTGAGGCTGGGGAGGTGCCGCCGTGGGAGGAGCTGTACCGGCGACGGGAGGAGTACGCCATGGGCACGGTGCCCTACGGCGGCCTGGTGCTTACTGCTGGCGTGGACGTGCAGCGCGACCGCCTAGAGGTTGAAGTGGTGGCATGGGGCCCGCGGATGGAAAGCTGGAGCGTGGACTACGTAGTGATCTACGGCGACACCAGCACGATCCAGGACGACGAATCAAAACCGTGCCCGTGGCGGTCGCTGGAGGAGCTGCTGCAGCGTCAGTTCCCGATGGTGGGCGCCGCCACCGTGGGCATCAGCAAAATGGCGATTGACTCCGGGGACCAAACCCAGACGGTCTATGCCTGGGTGCGGAAGGTGCGCGACCCGCGGGTGATGGCCACCAAGGGCCGGGATTCGCTGCAGTCGATCCTGGGCATGCCGTCGAGACAGGACGTGACGGTGCGGGGGCGGAAGCTGAAGCGTGGGATCCAGCTGTGGCCGCTGGGGGTGAGCGTGGCGAAACATGAGCTGTACGGCTGGCTCAGGCAGCCGCCGCCATTGCATCAGGGCGACAAGGTACCGAGGGGCTTCTGCCACTTCCCGCAACACGGCGAGGGATGGTTCCAGGGGCTGACGGCGGAGGAGCTGAAAAAAAAGATCGTCCGGGGGTTCCCGAAGTATTTTTGGGAGAAGGTGCGGACGCGGAATGAACCGCTCGACTGCCGGGTGATGGCCCGCGGTGCGCTGGCGGCCCTGGGTGCCGACCGGTGGCAGGACGCGAAGTGGGAGAAGCTGCGGGCTGCGCTGGGGGTGAAGGCACCAGACGAGCAGGGGGCCGCGGCGAAGGAGGAGAAGTCGGCAGCGCCAGCGGCAGGCAAGGCACGCAAGCCGCGGCAGGCGGCGTCGGGTCCGTCGTTCGTTTCCGCGTGGTAAGCCCTCCTAAGCCTCCGTAGACTGAGCGGAACGGCAAATAGGGCGTGAGTATTCCGGATCAGCTGCGAGCAGGCGACACGCTGGAATGGACAGAGGCCGGCGTCAACAGCGTCACCAGCAACGATGGGTGGGCGCTGAACGTCTATTTCAGGAAGGGCACTGCCGGGGTCACCGCCGTAGGCGCGGCTCGAGATGATGGCGGCTGGGATCTGACGCTGACGGCAGCGACGACCGCGACGATGGCCGCGGGAGAGTGGCAGTGGCAGGCGAGAGTGACCAAGGCATCGGCCGCCACGACGCTGAGCGAGGGCCGGATCCAGATCCTGCCCAGCATGGCCTACACCGGCACGCCAAGCAGTTTTGACGGGAGGAGTGAAGCCGAGGTGGAGCTTGCGGAGGTGCGGGCTGCCATCCGTGCGCTGATCACGAAGGGCGCCGCTCAGTACACGATCGGCAGCCGGTCGTTCTCGGCTCTCGACCTGGGCAAGCTCACCGAACGCGAGAGCCAGCTGAAGGCCATCGTGGCCAGGGAGAAGGCCGCGGCCCGGGTGGCGGCGGGGCTGGGTGATCCCCGGAACGTGTTCGTGAGGTTCGGGTGATGGGCAGGAAGAAAGCGGAGCCTCAGGCTGTGCAAGCTGAACCCACGACCCGGCGCCCCCGCCGCGGTCAGCGGCTATACGAAGGCGCGAAGGTTGGCCGGCTGACGGCGGATTGGGTGACGGCGAGCACCAGCGCCGATGCCGAGATTGCCAGCAGCCTGGTGCGGCTGCGGGATCGGGCGCGGCAGCTGATCCGGGACAACGACTACGCCCGGAGTGCTGTCCGTGCGGTGCGGAACAACGTGATCGGCACCGGCATCAAGATGCAGGCCCAGGTGCCGATGCAGCGCGGCCGGGGGCGGCTGGATCAGGCAACGAACGCCCGGATCGAGGCGGGCTGGGCCCGGTGGGGAAGGAAGGAGACGTGCGACGTTGCGGGCCGGCTGAGCTTCCAGGACATCGAGCGGCTGGCTGTAACGGCAATGGCCGAGAGCGGCGAGGTTTTTGTGCGGATGGTGCCGCAGGCATTCGGAGGCGGGCGGACGCCGCTGGCTCTCGAGGTGATCGAGGCCGACCTGTTGGATGAGAAGGTCGATGGGGCCGGCGGCATCCGGGGGCAGCAGCCTGGCGGCGAGTGGCGGCTTGGCGTGCACGTAGACGACTGGGGGAGGCCGGTCGAATACGCATTCCTGAGGCGTCACCCCGGGGATCGGCCTGTCGGCGGCGGCGGCGCCAGGGCCGGGCATGTGATCGTTCCGGCGGATCAGGTGCTGCATCTCTGGATCCCTGATCGCCCGGGGCAGACCCGCGGAGTGACGTGGTTTGCGTCAGCGATCAAGCAGCTTCACATGCTCGCCGGCTACGCGGAGGCGGAGGTTGTGCGGGCCCGGGCCGCCAGCAGCCTGATGGGTTTCGTGACGACCGATGGCGAGACGGCGGGCGAAACGCTGGGCGAGGAGATCGAGGGGGAGTATGTGACGCAGTTCGAGCCGGGCGTGATCAAGACGCTGTTCCCGGGCCAGAGCATCACGGTCCCCAGCCTCGACGCGCCAGACGGGCAGTTCGAGCCGTTCGTGCGGGCGATGCTGCGGGCGATGGCTGCGGGCCTGGGCGTCTCCTACGAATCGATCTCCAAGGACTTCAGCCAGACGAACTACAGCAGCAGCCGGCTGAGCCTGCTGGAGGAGCGCGAGAACTGGCGGGCGCTGCAGCAGTACATGATCCGGGAGTTCCACCAGCCGATCTACCGGGCCTGGCTGCGGGCTGCGGTGGGTGCCGGGGAACTGAACCTGCCCGGTTACGCCATTGCGCCCGAGAGGTTCGAGGATGCCGTGAGGTGGGTGCCGCGGGGCTGGGAATGGGTGGATCCGGCGAAGGAAGGCGACGCATACCGTGCCGCCGTGCGGGACGGGTTCATGACCCAGGCCGAGGTTGTGATGAGCCGCGGTGGCGACTATCAGGAGCTCTTGGAGTCCCGAGCCGACGAGCTGGCGCAGTGTGATGCGCTGGGCTTGGTGTTCGACACTGACCCGCGCAGCGTCACCGGCGCCGGCATCTCGCAGGCCGTGGCGACCGGTAACCAGCCGGCCGACAGCAGCAGCGATCCGCCGGATCCGGAAGATCCTGAGGATCCCGAGGATCCGGAAGACGTGCCGGATTCTCCTGAGGATGCTTAGGCGCAGAGACTAGGTAGCATGGGCGCAGACCAGACGGCCTCAGAAGATGGATCTGCGTGACATCCAAGGGCAGGAGCTGCGCCGTTTCGAGACGGTGGAGTTCCGTGCGCTTGGGGAGGATCGCACGATCGAGTTTCCGTTTTCGTCTGAACTGCCGGTCGCCCGGTGGTTTGGCGAGGAGGTGCTCAGCCATCAATCTGATGCCGTCAACCTAGCACGCATGAATGACGGGGCCCCGGTCCTGTTCAACCATGACCCAGACCGCGTGATCGGCGTGGTCGAACGTGCCTGGATCGATGGGGAGAAGAAGCGCGGCATGGCCCGCGTCCGATTCTCCAAGAACGAGCTGGCCCAGCAGATTGTCGCCGACGTGAACGACGGAATCCTCCGGA